CTGCTTGACGGCACCGAGCAGATCAAGGTCACCAACTGGTCGATGACCGGCAACCTTGAAACACTGGAAACCACCAGCCTTGGCGACAGCCAACGCACCTACGTGCCTGGTGTGCAGGAATTTAACGGCAGCGCCACATTGCTGTATTACAACGATGGCACCGGGCGCAACGATGCCGCAACTGCACTGAAAAAAGTGCTGAAGATCGGCAGCGTATCTGAAACCGACACCGTTGACTTGCGTCTTCGCCTGGTGGAAGGCAACACCAACCACGATGTTCGACTAACTGCGTATATCACTAGCGTTAGCTTTGGCGCCAGTGTAGGTGAAGTTAGCTCCGCACAAATTAGCTTCCAAGGCACTGGAGCGCTTACTGCGGTAACGATCTAATGGGCATTTACCTTGGACAAATTGGCCAGATCGAGCTGACCCGTAAATCACTTGAAGGTGCTCTGGAATCTGCCGTTAATCCATCAGACGTAAACACTGACCGTGATCGCTTTAGTTTTGATTTTGACGAAGGCTATTTAGTTAACGGTGATCTAGTTGAAATTGCCACCACAGATGGCACTGACCTTGACTTTATTGATGCCAGCGGCTGGACAGTTGGCAGCGTTCAAACAAGCGGCAACTGGTACGTTTTTATTGATGAACTTGGTGGAATCAAGCTCTACGATAATTTCGACGATAGCCTAGAAGGCAGTACAGCAGGGCAAATTAGTCTTGCGGCAATTGCTAGAAATATTCCTATTCGCGTCACTGTGCGCGACCGCGATTCCCGTATTCTTGCTGATGTTGTTGAATACGAGTTAAACACTAGCCGCGAGACGGTTGATATTACAACACTTAGCGATCAACATCGCCAGCAATACAGCAGCTTAATTACCGGCAGCGGCAGGCTTACTGCGCACTGGGATTATGCAAATACCGCCGGCACCGAACCTGTGCATTATTTAATGCAGCTGGTTGTGCGCACCGAGGTCGGTTCATCATTCCACGGTAAGTTTTATGTCAAGGCCGAAAACACTACAGCGCAAACTGGTGCTTTTGATGCCACGCAAATCAACGACGCCTTGTGGTGGGAATTTGATGCTTTGGTGACAAATGTTGCTGTAAGTTTTACGCCAGACAGCGTAATTGTCGGCACAATTGATTTCGTGGCTACCGGATCAATTCGCTTGAAAGCCCGCACACAACAACGGCGTTACCTACTACAAGAAGACGGCGACAAGATCGAACTGGAGCAAGATCCTACGTCTTACCTGCTATTGGAAGAACTGGAGTAAGCCCTAGACTGGTTTTAACTGTAAGCACTGCTGGGACGCACCGGGCATGGCCGACCTCAGGATCACGGAACTGGCGGCACTTGCTGGTGGCGACCTAGCGGCAGGCGATCTGCTGGCAATTGCAGACATCAGCGCCAGTGAAACCAAAAAGATCACCGTTACAGATCTCGTTGGTAATGCCACCACGCTGATCGCGGACGCCACAATCCCTGGCGCCAAAATCCTGTTCAGCAGTGGCACCATTGCTGGTAGCGCGATTGCAAACGGTGGCATCGACACTGCCCAGCTGGCAGACGAAGCCGTAACGGCAGCCAAGCTGGCGGACGAGTCAACGGTTGATCTGGTTACAACACTGCCTGTATCGGGCGCATTTGTCGGTCAGATCGCACTTGATACCGACGATGACAAGGCATATATCTGGGACGGCAGCCAATGGGTCAGCTTTAAAGCAGCCGGCAGCGTTAACAGCGTTGTCGGCAGCTCAGCTGGTGTCGTCAATATCAGCGTCAGCACTTCCGGCGATGAGGTAACGATCAGCACGACGCTGGACAACACCAGTGCTGCTGCGCAGTTTCTTGCTGGCCCAACCTCGGCTGCTGGTGCGGTCAGTTATCGAACAATCGCAGCTGATGACCTGCCGACAGCAACAACTGGCGCGAAGGGTGCTGTTGTTGTCAACGGCAATGGCCTGACGCTAAGCGGCGACACCATCGCCATTGATAACACCGTCACTGCCGAAGCCAGTGATTATCACATCGTTCAATACGACGCCAACGGCCTGGTCACTGATGGTCGCACGATCATTGCAGCTGATGTGCCACTTGCCACTGCTAGCACAATTGGTGTTGTACGCCCCGGCACGGGTCTTGGCGTTGACGGATCCGGCAACCTAAACCACAGCAACAGCATTGTTGGCGGTACAGCGGCCAAGGTTACTTTTGACACTGAAGGCCACGTAACTGCAACTGCAGCACTTGAAGCAGTCGATATTCCCGACCTTTCAGCAGACAAGATCACAAGCGGCACATTCCCAACTGCTCGTATTGGCGCTGCTGCGGTAACTGCTCCGAAGCTTGCCAATTACGCCGTTACGACAATTGGCGAAACACAGCCAACAGCAGACCATATCGGCCAGTTCTTCTTTAATCCGCTCACCCGCGACTTATTCCTTTGGGATGGCAACGTCTACCAGCCTGTCGGCATCTCAGCTGGTGAGATCGTTCTTGCTGGTACATATGACGCCAGCACCAACTTGCTGGATTCCGTAACGGCTGATGGTTCCGCTGCAGGTTTTACAACCGGCGCGTCACTGCCTGCTGCTGATACCGGAAACAACCGTTATTACGTGGTGGTCAGCCAAACCGGTACAGGCACAGCACCAGCACCTGCTGTGACACTAGAACCACCTGACATTTTGCTGTCAAACGGTTCTAGCTACGTGCTGATCGAAACATCGGAAACGATTACAGCACAGATTGCATCCAACGTTGGTTTCACACCTTATGGAGCTATCGCTAGCACCAACGTTCAAGGTGCAATTGCTGAGCTTGAGGATGAGAAGCTTGCCAAATTAGGCGGCACAATGACCGGCGACATCCTGATGGATGATTGCAACATTGTGTTTGAAGGCTCGACAACGAACGATTATGAGACGACGTTAACGGTGACCGATCCAACCGCTGATCGCACGGTGACGTTGCAGGATGCTTCTGGCACGGTCGCCTTGACTAGCGACTTGGACGACGGAACTTATTAAGCCCGTTACAGTACAGGAGTGATTTCCGGCCTGCGGGCGTTAAGGAATGGCTCTCCAACATTTGCGTTCCAGTACAGCTAACAAGCGCCCGCTTCCTGCTGGGATGGGCGATGGCCAACTGGCTATCAACACCAACCTAAATAGCCCTGGCATTTTCTTTAAAGACAGCAACGGCGATCTGGTAAAAGCCGGTCCGGTGCATGTTGGTGCCACGGCGCCCAACGTCAGCCCCGCTGCTGGCGGTCAAACCGGCAATACAACTGGCGAATTGTGGCTGGATACAAGCCTGACGCCAAATGAATTAAAAACATGGTCCGGCTCAGCATGGGTCAGCGCTACCGGTCAAGAAATTCCAGTTAGCAAACTAATTGATGGTTCTGCCCGTCAACTGCTGCAGACCGATGCAGCCGGCACTGGTGTTGAGTGGACTAGCAACATTGATGTGCCTGGCACGCTGGATGTAACTGGTGCCACCACGCTCGATTCAACGCTGACCGTACCGCTGGGCAGTGCTGCTGCACCAACGCTGCGCTTTACGGGCGATACCAACACCGGCCTTTATTCCCCCGGCGCAGATCAAGTAGCCATCTCGACTAATGGCACTGGGCGGTTGTTTGTTGCAAGTGATGGAAAGATTGGCGTTGGCGCCGCTAGTACAGGTGCTTACCTTCAGGTTTATGGTGTATCAGGGTCTTCCATCATCACAGCATACGGCGCAGATTCCGATGGTAACGCAGACATAGAAGTTAAATCAAACGGAACATCTGGAGCATCTCGTCTCTATTTCTCAGACACAGCAGCGCAATCTGGATTGATTCGGTATTCACACGGCACGAACTCGATGGAGTTCTCAACTGCTGGATCTGAGCGCATGCGCCTGGACTCCAGTGGCCGCCTAGGTCTGGGGACCGCTTCGCCTGATGCGAAACTTAGAGTAGCGGATGCAAACGGATGTAATCTTTATGTTGGGTTTAGCTCTGGCGTCCTGAATTACAACATTTACGATGCCGCAGAACATCTTTTCAGAAGCACAAACGGCTCTTCTGAATACGCCCGCATCACATCGGACGGGAAGCTGGGTCTGGGAACGAGTGTGCCTGCCACAACACTTCAAGTCAATGGAATTGCGACTGTCAATCGAATAACAAACCCCGCAACTGGTTCTGCTGAGCCTTGGTTAAAAGGTGTTAATGGAAGTGAAACGGAAACGTCTTTTATCAAGACTGATGGCCAAGGGTATCTAACTAAACTAGGGATTGGCACTACGAGTCCTAGCACTGCTCTAGATATTAATTTCAGCCATTCCAACACTTCTGTTTCTTCGCCCGCTAATGCTGCACTGAGGCTGCAAAACTTTAATGCAGTTGCGGATAATTATTTCACTGCGCTTGCTTTCACCACAAGCACGACAGGTGCGGGTACTGACAGCATGATCGTTTCATTTAGCGAATCTTCTGGTAACTCTGCGCTCGCATTTTTCACGGACAAAAATAATGTTCTGGGCGAAAAAGCCCGCATCGACAGCTCGGGACGCTTGGGTGTGGGGACCAGTAGCCCTAGTCAAGTTTTAGATGTCAGCGCAGACGATGCTCGTTTCAATCTAACCAGCACCGGCTCTGGGCAAACCGTAGGTATTTCCATCAAAGGTGGCGGTGGTGGCGGCGATACATATAACTACATTGAATCCTTAGATAGTGCTGGCGCTCAAAAGTGGTACATCGGCAGCAACGGAACGGCAAATACGCTTGCGTTCAAAACAAATGGCAATAACGAACGCATGAGGATTGACTCCTCAGGCAACGTCGGAATTGGCACTACGAGTCCTACTCATAAATTAGTTGTCGATACAGGAGGAGGCGGAGTAGTTAACATTAAACAAGCTTCTGGGAGCAGCATTAGTGGAGCTTTGGAGGTAGTTAGAAATGGTGGCGATGCGGTCACAAAAGCGCTTCAAGCTACGACCACTGACGGAGAATGTTTTAATGTTACATACGAAGGCGGAGCATATCTTAAGTCTTTTGTTGCGGTTGGCGAATCCTTGGCTACAAGCGAAGCTGCCATAGAAGTAAGAAAAGATAGTTCAATCTTGTCGTTAAAAGCCAAAAATAGCGCAACCGGAAAGTCTGTTTTACTGCTTGGTGATAACACAAACTCATATGTTCAACAAATTGTATCCGATCATTCTGACAATAGTCTTTCGTTCCATACCGGAGCCACAAGTATTGGTCATAATGAACGCGCCCGCATCGACAGCTCCGGCAGGCTGTTAGTTGGCACGACTAGCAGCACTACCGGCTCAACTAATCAATACTCAAAACTGCAAGTCATTGGTAACAGCAGTGCGACAGCTGATCGCGGAGGTCAAATTAACCTAGGACATTCTGCTGGAGCAGCGTCTATAACTACCGGCGAAATTATTGGACGCATCCTATTTACAGATAATGCTAGTGGCGATTTTGGTTGGATTGAGTGTGTAGCCGATGCAGACGCTGGATCGGGTGACTATCCAGGTCGCCTCGTATTTTCTACGACGGCGGATGGGGCGTCTTCTCCAACCCCCCGCATGACCATCAAAAACGATGGCAAGGTGGGAATTGGCACCCAAAGTCCCGGGGCTGCCTTAAACGTAGACGGTGATTTTTGGATTGACGCTGCTGGCACTACACGCCTGAAGGTAACGCATACCGGCGGCGGTGACATCCTCATAGATAATCCAAC